TTTGTTTGATAAAGGTCAAGTAGAAATGCCTATCATACTAAAAACAAGTCAAGGACTGTGGTTAATAGGTGGCAAAACACGATTGGGCACAGCAAATTATGTTAAAGGATTACCTGCTAAAGTCTGGCTAATTAGTGGAAAGCAAGGTGTGGCGGAAGGCTCCGAGTCTGGTCCAGTTGAAGCATATGGTTATAGATACAACAACCGAGATCAACGCATAGTGTGGCGTAAAATTTTCCCAAGTGGAGAAGCTGCTTATGCATGGGCAGACAGAAATAATGCCACAGTATTGGGTACCCGCTCAACAGAACAAAGATGACTGCACAATTTGTGTTGGTCAAAGCTGATGTTTCAATAACCTGGAACGGTGAGGCACCCAATTATAGATTGTATGTAGGTGGTGAATTGTTTGCTGATCGTACATATATTTGGCAGGAACAGTATCTAGAAGAACTGATTCAGATTTATGCACCACCTGGAGATTATGAGCTGCATTGGGAATTGGTTCCGTCAACAGCAGGTGAGATAACTGTGACTAATGTACGAATTGATAATGGCCCAGTTACAGCATGCATAGTAAATAATTCAGTATTAAGGATTCATCATGAAAGTACATGAAATAATGGAAGATGCAAGCAGCGGTAGCACAGGCTCGGGATCTGTGGCTGTGATGGTTCAGCCCTTGGGCACACAAACAAGACAAGGCGGTTCTATGCTGAGTGGTAAATACACAACGGACCTAACGCCTAATACGCCCAAGGAATACAAAAGGAACAAGCATGCTCGCGGACAATTTAAAAACACTCCTGGCAACTAATTTTGCCTACTACCTAAAAGCCCATGGCTTTCACTGGAACGTGGAAGGTCCCGACTTTGGAGAACTGCATGATTTCTTCCAGGGCATCTACGAAGATGCTTACTCTGCACTAGATCTCACAGCAGAATACATTCGCTACCTGGGCGAATACGCTCCTGCTAGTCTAGAGCGTTATAGTGAACTCACAGAGATTGCCGGTCAGATCAAGATTCCCCGTGCTCGACTTATGTTGGAAGAATTATATGCCAACAACAATCAAATGCTTGATGTGTTAAATGCTTGCTTTGCTTCGGCCAACGAAGAAAATGAACAAGGCATTGCTAATTTTATTGCAGAACGACTCAGTGCTCATGGCAAGTATCGCTGGCAACTGAACAGTTATTTGAAAGTTGAACGAGCATGAGCGATGACATTGCAAACATACTAAAACGTCTGGCCGTAATTGAGTCAGATATTACTCCTGTCTCAGTAAAAAACGGGCTGAACAACCAACAAAAATCAGTGCCACAATTGGCTGCATTGTTCAAGCCTGACAATATGTCACCGGTGTTGGGCAGCAACAATCAAACAAAACCGCTGGGTAACAATATGTTTGGTGATAGTGTTCAACACACTCGTAGTGCATTAGCAGAACGCATGGCCGAGATTGACGAAGATATGTTGAGCCGGGTCAAGAAGGATCTCACACAGTACCTTGACAAGCTGGAACAAAAAGCCAAACAAGAAATTCAAGACAAGAATCCTGCCAAGCCTGATGATCAAGATGACTACGAAGAAGCTGCACAAGAAGAATCTCAAGAGCCAATGCTGAGTGGTACTGCCATGATGACTCCTGTGAGTGTGGGTGAATGTGGTCCTGTAAAAATTATCACATTGGAAGATGGCACATGTTTAGAGTGTTATGGAGATCAACATCGTGGATTTGAGATACGCCATCAAGACCGTGTGTTGCCCAGCCGGTTTGGTACATTAGATGAAGCCGAAATGGCAGTAGAAATGTTTCAAGCACATCGTCGAGGCCTGCCACAAGACCCCAGTGAAGATTACTTAGAAGAAGCATAATATGATTATTGACCAACTATTTACCCGCCCGCTGTTTGAATCTCAAATGGATCCCATAACACAATTTGCCAGCAATGCACATGAAGAATGGCGTAGGAACTTTGATCCCACAGGCACCAAGCCTCGTGTGAAAAAGAACAGTGACGGAACAGAAGGTGATATCAATGTGCCTTTTGCTGACTTACATCCTGACTGGCAGAAAGAAAATCTAGCCGCAGGTCATGCTGCCCATCGTGCTGTGAAACATTTTGGCCGAAACATGGAAAAGGCTGCGGAGTATGTACACAACGAGTGGATGAAACGCAACCCCCGAGCTGATTACAATGCTGCACAGCATGTGCCATACGATGATTTACCCGATGATGAAAAAGAAAAAGATCGTGTGCATGTTCGCACCATGATGCGACTGATGGGTCATCAACCTGAACAGAATATAGACGAAGCGTCCGCTGCCAATGATTATTTCACCCGTCGCAAAAGTGAAGAAGAACGTATTGCTGGTGTCAAGGCCCCGGCCCGGAACAAAAAGAATCCTGCCAACACTGACTATGCCAAACGTCGTAAACAGCAAGATGTGACAGAGGATGCAACATCTAATCTTCTGAATATGCGTCGAGATGATCCTCGCATACAACAAAATCAAGATATAAATGATGTTGCTAAAGAAATTTACGCTCAGATGGTTGCAGAACGAGGTCAGCCAATGGATAGGGGACAGCAAAACAACTGGATGGCGATTGCTCAAACAAAAGCAGCAGCAAAACTTCAACAATCAACACAACAACCACAACAAAGTTTTCCTAGTCAAGGTAGTGAGCGTAGTGTTGCCAATCCAGCAGCACAACAACGTCCTGGCAGTTATGTTCAGCGATCGGCTAATTATGACAACTTTGAATCTCAAGGGATAACCGAAGCCGGGCATGATCACCGCAGACGTGCTGCTGATTCGCACGATGATGAAGAATGTTCATCATGTGATGGAACTGGTGAAGGTCGGCATGAAGGACAAAGTTGCGGTGCTTGCGGAGGATCAGGTGTGTCCCGTGGTCACTATGATCACGATGATTTTGAAATTCCAGACAAAGACGATATGTATGAAGGTGTGGCGGAAACTGTGTCAATGGATCAGGCCAAAAAAGTGCTGCGTCATTATGGTGCAGATCATTTCAAAACAACCACTAACGAATTGCATTTTTATAAAAACGGCAGTCCTTTAAGTGTTGACTTAATTTTTAACGACGATGCAACTCGCAGTGTAAGTTTAAGACAATTGAATTTGGCCACTCGTAAATTAAAAAGGCAAGGTGTCACGGAGGTTGCACAAGGTCATACCATTGAGGCACACGGTGTTCGTGGCATGGATCGCCGCACATGGCACAAGACTTTTCGGAACACGGACCAAATGATAGCCTGGGCCAAAAAGCATGACGCAGAGATCATAGGCACCCGTGATCTAGAACAAGCCCGGCATTACAAATTATCTCCTGCCCGGCAAGGTGTGGCGGAAGGCAGAGTTGCCCAACTGCCAACTCGCGGTGCGGATTATAGCAAGTATGACACTGATCATTTGAAAATGATGTTGCGACCAGGCGTCTTACATCGTGATGAAGCAAGATTCAAGGCATTGATTCGTAAAGAACTACAGAAGCGTGAACAGCAAAGTCAGCAAGGTGTGGCGGAAGCGTTTCCTAATCCGGGTTCGGGTAGCACTGGCAGCAGTAAAGAAGACAAGCGGATAGCGGCCGCTCTACGAAAAAAGCATATACCCACTACACCTAATAACAAGAAAGAGCAAGGTGTGGCGGAAGATCTAAGCCGCAGAGGATTCTTAAAAGGTGCAGGTGCGGCGGGTGCGTTGGCAGGCGCGGCTGGCGGCGCTAATGCATTTGACTTTGGTAAAAAGAATAATGAAAAAAAGTTTGAAGATTTTCTTACCGATCCAGCAGACAAAGAGAAATATCTAGTATTGCACAAAAAAGCCAAGCAACTTTATACAGCAATGGCCATAAACCCATCTCTGAGAGCGGCCGCATATTCGGAGATAGCCGCTTTTAAAACGTTTAAAAAACAAATGGCTGAAAAATACAAGATCGTCGATAATATCGACGAGCAAGGTGTGGCGGAAGGCTCCGGAGGCAATTGGTATATTCGGGTCAACGGTAAAATCCTCAATGACACTAAGTTTAAGCCAGAGATTTTCTCATCCGAAGACGAGGCAAGAAGTCACGCAATGAAACTTGCTGATAAGAAACGCATACCGTTGTCACAAATTAAATTAACAAAAAGTTGGATGGATGCTCCTGAGCAAGGTGTGGCGGAATCCAACACACTGATGAACAAACTGCAACGAGCCATGATCAAAGAAGGCCGTGTGAAAGAATTAGCCGACGATCTCAAAACTCTCAACGACACCGAGTTCATGAAGAAATACGGCAAGGCCAAAGCTGCCATCCGCAAGGACATGAAAAAAGTGGACGAAGGCAATGCCAACAGCGGACGGCGCAATCCAATCGCTCGTCCGGACAATGTGCCAGTTAAATTGGGCAGAATAGAAAAACTCAAAACTGGAATTAAACATCATGCTGACTCAAGTCGTTATGGTGGTACTGTGCCAGATACAGATGATGACCATCTGCTGAGTCCAGCATCAAGACATCATTTGCACAAAGTAGTCACCCCAGATCATGACATAGACGAAGCACGTACAAGTGCTGCTCAACGATTGAGCACGGCTTGGGATCGACAACGTGCCAAGAGTGACGCCAGTTTGGCAAGAACTCCCGGCTCAATTCCCAAAAAGCCAGAACCCAAGAAAGCAGATCCTGCGGCAAAGACCGTGAGTGAACATCGTGTGAAACGTCAGGCACTTATGGCACAGATGTTAAACGGACATTGAGTTAACCAAACCACTTGCATATAGTCAACACAGTTGCTATAATGTATTTTTACTGGAGAACTCTATGGACAATCAAAAAACATTCAATGGCGATCAAAAAATCAAGCTGATCCAAATCATCACGGAAGGCATGCAAGTCACCCAAGAAATTGAAACACTCACAGGTGGACTTAATGATACCATCAAGGCCATTGCTGAAGAATTGGAAATCAAACCCGGTGTGCTAAAACGAGCAATCAAACTGGCACACAAAGCTGAGTTTGGTCGAGCCAAACAAGATCACGAATTGCTAGAAACCATCCTGGAAACTGTGGGCCGAACTCTTTGACACAGACATTTGCAGATTGGCGCAGCAGCATAGCACAATATGTGCAAGCAGATTTTCAAGCATATCCTCTCAGATTTTGCTTGGAACTGTTGGGTTGGTTTATATCTTTAGGATGTAGTTTGACCTATGCTATCACTGTGCCCAATGTTCCTTTTATACTGTTGTATTTTGCTTTTATTATTGGATGCGTGATCATGGCCTGGTGTGCATACACACGTGGCAGTTTTGGCATTCTGGGCAACTACTTGATACTAAGTATAATTGACAGCGCAGGACTGATAAAACTGTTGTTACACCACAGTTGAGAATCGTTCACTACACGAACATGAAACACGGCCACCAGCCATAATTGGAGATAGATGAGTTACATTGATGCACTATATGATCGAGCACACGATCGAATTCACGTGGTTGAACGCCGAGATGGTCGAAGGGTATATCAAGAATATCCAGCCAACTATGTGCTTTACTATGACGACCCACGTGGCAAGTTTCGTAGCATCTACGACACGCCTGTAAGTAGATTTTCCTCACGCAACAACAAAGAGTTCCGCAAGGAAGTGCGTATGCACTCCAGTAAGAAAATCTACGAAAGTGATATCAACCCAATCTTCCGTTGTTTAGAGGACAACTACAAAGGCCAAGACGGACCCAAGCTACACACAGCATTTTATGACATCGAAGTGGACTTTGATCCAGAACGTGGGTTCTCACCGGTAACTGATCCATTCAACCCAATCACTGCTATTTCAGTATACATGGATTGGTTGGATCAGATTGTGACTCTGGCAGTACCACCGCGACACATGAGCATGGCAACTGCCAAAGAAATTGCCGCAGAGTTTGACAACTGCTTTATGTTTGAAAAAGAAGCAGACATGTTGAACACATTTCTGGACCTGATTGAAGATGCGGACATTCTCACTGGATGGAATAGTGAAGGCTATGACATTCCTTACACTGTGAATCGTATCACCAGAGTGCTCAGCAAAGATGACACTAGACGTATGTGTTTGTGGAACCAGTATCCCAAGCCACGTATGTTTGAACGATTTGGTGCAGAGAACCAAACTTATGATTTGGTAGGACGAGTGCATATGGACTATATGCAATTGTATCGCAAATACACTTATGAAGAACGTCATAGCTATGCACTAGATGCCATTGGTGAATACGAAGAAATTGGTCGCAAGACTGCATTTGAAGGCACACTGGATCAGTTGTACAACCAGAACTTCAAAATCTTTATTGATTACAACCGCCAAGACACAATGCTGATTGGCAAGCTGGACAAGAAACTGAAATTTCTTAGCTTGGCCAATACACTGGCACATGAAAATACTGTGCTGCTGCAAACCACAATGGGTGCGGTGGCTGTGACTGAGCAAGCAATTATTATTGAAGCTCACGAACGTGGTATGGTAGTTCCTAACCGTAAAGAAAGACTCTCAGATGAAGACACGCAAGCTGCAGGTGCCTATGTTGCTTATCCCAAAAAAGGAATCCACGACTGGATTGGTAGTATCGACATCAACTCGCTCTATCCCAGTGCTATTCGGGCCCTTAACATGGGTCCAGAAACCATTGTCGGCCAACTCCGGCCCATAATGACTGATCGGCTGATTCGAGACAACATGGCCAAGGGAGATAGCTTTGCTGCTGCTTGGGAAGGATTGTTTGCCAGCCTGGAATACACAGCCGTGATGGAACAACAACGCGGTACAGAGATCACAATAGACTGGCAAGATGGCAATGAGACTGTGCACTCTGCTGCTGAAATATGGAAGATATTGTTTGATTCAAATCAACCTTGGGTACTCAGTGCTAATGGAACCATATTCACCTATGAGAAAGAAGGTATCATACCCGGCTTGCTCAAACGTTGGTATGCCGAACGCAAAGACATGCAGAAGAAAGCAAGAGAGTTTGAAGGCAAGGATGATGTGCAATTTGAATATTGGGACAAGCGACAACTGGTCAAGAAGATTAATCTAAACAGTTTGTATGGTGCTATTCTCAATGCCGGTTGTAGATTCTTTGACAAACGTATTGGACAAAGCACCACCTTGGTAGGCCGTAGCATTGCCAAACATATGGATGCATACGTGAATGAATGCATCACTGGTGAATACGATCACACAGGCAAAAGCATTATCTATGGTGACACTGATTCATGTTATTTCACAGCATGGCCCATGGTCAAAACTGAAGTCGAGGACGGCAGGATGGAGTGGTCTGCAGAGACTTGTATTGCACTGTACAACTCCATTGCTGATCAAGTGAATGACTCGTTTCCTGGATTCATGGAACAGGCATTTCATTGTCCACGAGAAATGGGATCTGTGATCCGTGGCGGTCGAGAAATTGTAGCACGTACCGGATTGTTTATTACCAAAAAACGATATGCAGTATTGTACATTGACAAAGAAAACAAACGTGTGGATGTGAATGGTAAGCCGGGCAAGGTCAAGGCCATGGGGCTTGATCTCAAAAGGTCAGACACTCCTGTGGTTATTCAAGAGTTCCTTAGCGATCTTCTAAATAAGGTTCTAACAGGAACACAGAGAGAAGATATAGTGGCACGAGTAAGAGAGTTCAAATACATATTCACAGAGCGACCAGGGTGGGAAAAGGGCAGCCCCAAACGTGTGAATAATTTGACCAAATATGGCAAAGAAGAACAACGACTGGGCAAAGCCAACATGCCCGGGCATGTTCGTGCTGCATTGAACTGGAACAATCTGCGACGAATGAATTCTGACAATTACTCAATGCAGATTGTTGATGGTATGAAAACCATTGTGTGTAAACTCAAAAGCAATGCACTAGGGTGGACATCAATTGGTTACCCTACAGATGAACAACATTTACCACAGTGGTTTAAAGAGTTGCCATTTGATCATGTTGAGATGGAAGCCACTGTGGTAGATCAGAAGATTGATAATCTCTTGGGTGTGTTGGGATGGGACTTAAAGACCAGCACCAACACAGCAAATACTTTTACCAGCTTGTTCTCATTTGAATGAAACTCAGTAGCATAGTTGGATACCTAAATCACCTAGACAGTCTTGGGGTAGAGTCGGCTGTGACCCTGGGAGATCTATCCAGCATCAGTCATGCGGTTCAAACTAGTCAGGTGCAGATACCTGGGTTGACTGATGAATTGATTGCTGCACAAAGTCTTGTTGAACTGTCTTTACAACAGTACAATCAGAAACTGAACAATATACGTCAAGCTGTTCAGAGTTTGATCGAGCAGCACGAGCCAGAATATTTTGCTGCCAGTGAAGATCTTTATCAAAGTATGCAGACGGACACACCGGACTACATACGGAATCGAATCTTGCCCATTGAGCCAGATAAGAAATTGATGTTGCTGAATAGAGTACAAGTGCATTCTAACTGGAAGTATCCTGGATTGATGATCAGACCGGCGCATGGTCTTTGTCTTGAAAATTTAGTAGCACTGGATCCTATGTATTTTGCAGACACACACTGGGAGTTGCTTGCGCCGGTTATTGACCAATATACTCCAGAATATCAACGTAGGATACGGCGACATGTGATTGAAGAATATACAGATCGATCAGTATTTGAAAATCTACCTCAACAGCAGTTTGGATTTGTGTATGCGTTTGGTTATTTTAATTTCAAGCCATTAAAGATCATCCGGCAATATCTACATGAAGTTTTTGGATTGCTGCGCCCCGGCGGTGCATTTTTGTTTAGTTTCAACAATTGCGATCATCAAAATGCAGTGGCACTAACTGAACATCATTTCTGTTGCTATACTCCGGGTAGATTGGTATATGAATATGCTCTAGAGCTAGGCTATGAGATTGTTCATGAAGGATCAGTAGATGGTGCCAATACCTGGATAGAGTTAAAGAAGCCAGGTATCATGACCACGATCCGTGGTGGACAGGCACTGGCTGCAATTGTAAACAAACCAATACCAGTAATTGATCCAGAAGTAGTTGACATTTCCATCAAACAAATTTATAATAGCTTAGACCTAGACCAGTTGCTCGAACTGGCCGGAACCTTGGCCATTGACATTTCAGATGCCATCAGCAAAGGTACGTACAGTATTAAAAAAGTTCGAACAACTATAGATAACTTTCTGGAAGAACATAACTTTTCAGAAGAACAACTGCAACAATTATTTAACAAAAGGACCATAAAATGAAAGACCATCTCTTAGACCTAGTACAACACACATTTGATCTTGGATGTATCGACTTGATCAAAATCTCAGGCACTGATACTGCTACTGTAGTAAACGGTGTTGCTGCTGACAATTCAGTTATCCTGGAGGCACAATTTGCCAACCCTGTTGCTGAGTTTATTGGCACGTTTGGTATGCCCAATCTTGGTAAAATCAAGACCTTGATTAACTTGCAGGAGTATCGTGAAGATGCCAAACTGGCCATCACACGCAGAACCACAGGTGAGCCTGATGGTATCAACTTTGAAAACAAAGCAGGTGACTTCCGTAACAACTACAGATTCATGACCAGTGAAGTTGTGAATGACAAACTTAAAACTTTGAAATTCAAAGGTGTAAATTGGCACATCACTGTTGAACCTACTGTAGCAGCTATCCAACGTTTGAAAATGCAGTTTCAGGCCAACTCTGAAGAAACAAACTTTCAAGTCAAAGTTGAAGACAAGCATCTAAAGTTTTTCTTTGGTGACCATTCCACACACAGCGGTAACTTTGTGTTTCAGCATGACATAACAGGCAATCTCAAACGCACTTGGTCGTGGCCAGTTCAGCAAGTTATCAGCATATTAGGACTGGTCGGTGACAAGACCATGAAGATCAGTGATGACGGCTGTATGCAAATCACAGTGGACTCTGGCCTGGCAGTTTACAACTACATTTTACCTGCACAAACCAAGTGATCAACCAAGACAATCTCACAGCCAAGCAACTGGACTATGCTGTGTTTCTTCCGGCCATCTCGGGATTCTATGCCACGTTTGTGGGCAAGCAACGTAATGCTCCTTATGTAGATCCTGCACGTATGCCAGCTGCACTCACTGATATGGAAATGATGAACTGGCTCAACAGTACCAAAGCATTGTTTCCGTACAAGTGGAGTTTGTATTCAGGTGGGCATGCCAATCTAGATCTTGCCAAGCAAGACTGGTCGGAAGACATGGTTCGCAATCGTGAACCTGGCACATTCATGCTGGGTGACTCGGGCGGATTCCAGATTGCCAAAGGCTTGTGGGAAGGTGATTGGAAAGCCAATTCAGGCTGTGCCAAAGCACAAAAGAAACGTGCAGCAGTGCTCACATGGTTAGACAGTGTGAGTGATTACGGAATGATCTTGGATATCCCCACCTGGGTTATTCATGACAAGAAAGCATCCAAGGCCTGTCAGATCACCACACTGCAAGAAGCAGTGGA